GGCGACTCCCGTTCGTTACGATGCCCGTTCGGTCAGCACCGGTATTGCCGGACGCAGTCTGACCGCTGACCTGATTGACTGTGCAGCCGAACCGACACAGTTTAACGGACGATCGCTGGTACAGATTGCGCAGGCGCTTGCTGCGCCTTTCGGCATTGAGGTGGTGAACAGCGGTGCGCCGTCGGGTGTTATTCCTGATGTCCAGCCTGATCACGGTGAAACGGTGATTGAGGTAATCAACAAAATACTCGGTCAGCAGCAGGCACTGGCTTACGACGATCCGCACGGCAGGCTGGTGATTGGCGGTATTGGCTCAACGCGGGCACATACCGCGCTGGTACTTGGGGAAAACATCCTTTCCTGCGATACGGAGAAGAGTATCCGGGAGCGGTTTTCTGTTTACCAGGTGGCGGGGCAGCGTGCCGGAAACGACGATGATTTCGGTGAGGCCACCACCACCGCGCTGCGGGCCCGCACAGAGGACGCATTTATTGCCCGTTACCGTCCGATGTATATCAGGCAGACAGGGCAGGCTACGGGGGCAGGCTGTATTGCGCGTGCTGACTTTGAAGCCCGGCAACGGGCGGCGCGGACGGATGAAACCACCTATGTGGTGCAGGGCTGGCGACAGGGTAACGGTACGCTGTGGCAACCCAACCAGCGGGTGATTGTCTTTGATCCGGTCTGTGGTTTTGACAATACCGAACTGCTTGTTTCGGAAGTCACGTTTACTCAGGACCAGAACGGCACCCTGACGGAAATCCGTGTCGGCCCGCCTGATGCTTATCTGCCTGAACCTGAAGACCCCGGCGCGCGGAAAAAGAAAAAAGCCAGAGTACAGGAGGACCCGTTCTGATGAGGACGATTGAAGCCATGCAGCGACAACTTCTCGGCCTGATTGGGCGGGCAGTGGTGAAAAGCATCAGTGCCGCCACGAAATGTCAGACCGTGGATGTGTCCCTGATTGCCGGTGAACCCAAAGCCGGGGTTGAACATCTTGAACCCTACGGTTTTACCGCAAGGGCAAACAGCGGTGCGGAAGCGGTGGTGTTGTTTCCGGATGGCGACCGTTCTCATGCGGTGGTTGTTACGGTGTCGGACCGGCGCTACCGCCTGAAAGGGCTGCATACGGGGGAGGTGGCTGTCTATGACGATCAGGGGCAGTCCGTGACGCTGACCCGGGAGGGGATCGTGGTGGACGGTGCAGGTAAAACAATCACGTTTCGCAATGCGCCTAAGGCTCGTTTTGAAATGGACCTGGAAGTGACCGGACAGGTGAAAGACCTGTGCGACTCCACCGGCACCACCATGTCAGCGATGCGGCTTGCCTATAACGGGCATCGTCACAGAGAGAACGGTCAGGGCAGTAACACCGACAAACCTGATAAAGCGATGGAGGCATGATGGAACTGTGGCTGACGGTGAACGGTAAACGCACCTGCGCCAGCGCACCGCTGGATCCGCTGACCCGTGCCGTGGTGATTTCCCTGTTCACCTGGCGGCGGGCTGAACCTGATGACAATGCCGACGTCCCGATGGGATGGTGGGGGGATACCTGGCCTGCGGTACAGAATGACCGTTACGGCTCCCGACTGTGGCTGCTTCAGCGCAGCAAACTGACCAATCAGCTGGTGCAGACGGTAAGGGGATATATCCGCGAATGCCTGCAATGGATGATTGATGACGGCGTGGTGTCCCGTATTGATCTGGATATCCGCCGCACCGGGATTAATGAGCTGGGTAACAGTATCACCCTCTGGCGTCGTGACGGACCGGTAATGATTTCTTTTGATGATCTGTGGAGTGCGATAACGCATGGCGGACAGTGAATTTCAACGCCCGACGCTGGCAGAAAATATCAGTATGCTCCGTAACGATTTATTCGCCAGGCTGGACGTCAGCGACACGCTCCGGCGCATGGATGAAGACGTGCGGGCAAAGGTGTATGCGGCGGCGCTGCATACGGTTTACGGTTACATCGATTATCTGGCAATGAACATGCTGCCTGACCTGTGCGATGAGTCCTGGCTGGCGCGACATGCTGCGATGAAACGGTGTCCGCGCAAGGGGGCCACGTCTGCCAGCGGGTATATGCGCTGGGAAGGTGTCAGCGATGGCCTGAAGGTGACCGCCGGGAGTGTTATTCAGCGCGATGACCTGGTTCAGTACACGACAACTGACGATGCAACCAGCTCCGGTGGTGTCCTGCGCGTGCCGATCGCCTGCTCAAGTGCAGGTGCGGTCGGTAACGCTGACGACGGTACGGCATTAATCCTGGTCACGCCGGTGAATGGTCTGCCGTCTTCCGGTGTGGCTGACACCATTACAGGCGGATTTGATACTGAAGAGCTGGAAACGTGGCGCGCCCGCGTCATTGAGCGGTATTACTGGACGCCGCAGGGCGGGGCTGACGGGGACTATGTCGTTTGGGCTAAAGAAGTGCCCGGCATTACCCGCGCATGGACATACCGTCACTGGATGGGAACGGGAACTGTCGGTGTGATGATTGCCAGCAGTGACCTGATTAATCCCATTCCGGAAGAATCAACGGAAACGGCAGCAAGACAACATATCGGGCCACTGGCCCCGGTGGCAGGCTCTGATTTGTATGTATTCAGGCCGGTGGCACATACGGTGGATTTTCATATCCGCGTGACGCCGGACACACCAGAAATACGGGCTGCCATTACCGCGGAGTTGCGTTCGTTCCTGCTGCGTGATGGTTATCCGCAGGGAGAACTGAAGGTATCGCGTATCAGTGAGGCGATTTCCGGTGCGAACGGGGAATACAGCCATCAGTTGCTTGCACCGGTGGACAATATCTCCATTGCGAAAAACGAACTGGCGGTACTGGGGACGATTTCATGGACGTGACAAACGATGATTACATCCGCCTGTTATCGGCACTGTTGCCGCCCGGTCCGGCGTGGTCAGCCAGCGATCCGGCGATTGCCGGTGCGGCACCGTCATTAACCCGTGTTCATCAGCGTGCGGATGCCCTGATGCGGGAGCTGGATCCGCGCACCACCACTGAACTGATAAACCGCTGGGAGCGTCTGTGCGGTCTGCCGGATGAATGTATTCCCGCAGGGACACAGACCCTTCGTCAGCGTCAGCAACGGCTGGATGCGAAGGTTAACCTGGCGGGCAGCATCAACGAGAATTTTTATCTTGCACAGCTTGCTGCCCTGGGCAGACCAGATGCCAACATCACGCGATACGACAAAAGCACGTTCACCTGCTCATCGGTCTGTACTGACGCGGTGAATGCGCCGGAATGGCGGTATTACTGGCAGGTCAACATGCCAGCCGCCACAAACACCACCTGGATGACATGTGGCGATCCCTGTGATTCCGCGCTGCGTATCTGGGGCGACACCGTTGTCGAATGTGTGCTTAACAAACTCTGCCCGTCGCATACCTACGTAATTTTTAAATATCCGGAGTAATCCATGCATCGTATAGACACGAAAACCGCGCAGAAGGATAAGTTCGGCGCGGGTAAGAACGGTTTTACCCGTGGTAACCCCCAGACCGGCACACCTGCCACCGATCTGGATGATGACTACTTTGACATGTTGCAGGAGGAACTTTGCAGTGTTGTGGAGGCATCCGGTGCCAGCCTAGAGAAGGGGCGGCATGACCAGCTGCTTACAGCGCTTCGTGCGCTGCTGTTAAGCCGCAAGAATCCGTTTGGCGATATCAAATCGGATGGCACGGTGAAAACGGCTCTCGAAAACCTTGGTTTGGGAGAAGGTGCTCCAGCTATTGGCGTTCCGTTCTTCTGGCCGTCCGCCGCAATGCCAAATACTGTAATCGACAGTTGGTCCAGTATGGTGTTTTTGAAGTTCAACGGCGCGAAATTCTCTGCCACTGATTACCCTGTGCTGGCGAAAGTGTTTCCGGCGCTAGCATTACCTGACGCACGGGGTGATTTCATTCGTATCTGGGATGATGGGCGCGGGATTGATGTCGGACGTACCCTACTTTCAGGGCAATCACACACAATTATGGATCATGCACACAATATGGAATTGTGGACGGGGGACGGGCTTGCCGCAGGAAGTGCACGGGAAGGAGTAAACCCAGGAATACTGGCTACATACGGTGACGGGGGAATAGTTAAAACGGACGAACCCGGTCTTAAGGTGCCATCCTCACTACGAGCTCTTAGCTCTCGTAGTGTTAAACGTTATGGTGAAATTAGTGAAAATGTAGGTACAGAAACTCGTCCTCGTAACATCGCTTTTAATTATATTGTGAGGGCCGCATGATGAATAAAGCTGTATTAAATAGCGAACTCATTGCCATAAAAGCGGGAGATATTACCGTTTATAATTATGATGGTGAAACGCGGGAATATATTTCTACATCAACTGAATATCTTGCGGTTGGCGTCGGTATACCGGCATGTTCTTGTTTAGATGCACCAGTTACACATAAAGCTGGTTATGCAATCTGCCGTTCTGCAGATTTTAACTCATGGAAATATGTGCCAGACCATCGCGGTGAAATCATCTATAGCACCGAAACAGGAGAATCGAAAGAAATCACAGCTCCGGGTGATTACCCTGAAAATACAACCACTATCGCCCCGTTAACGCCATATGATAAATGGGATGGTGAGAAATGGGTGACGGATACTGAGGCACAGCATAGTGCCGCAGTAGACGCGGCAGAAGCACAGCGCCAGTCACTGATTGATACTGCAATGGCCTCCATCAGTCTGATTCAGCTGAAATTGCAGGCCGGACGTAAACTAACGCAGGCAGAAACAACCCGCCTTAACGCTGTGCTGGATTACATTGACGCGGTGACGGCAACAGATACCAGCACCGTGCCGGATGTCATCTGGCCTGAACTGCCGGAGGCGTAGGCCATTCAATATCTGGCGCACCGGAAGTATCGACCAGCTCCAGTGCGTCCAGATAATCCAGCCACAAATTATATTGCGCCAGTTCCTCACCTTTCAGACGACCAATAGCCGCTTTACCAGGCCATTGTTTACTGTTCATATAATCGTTGGCCTGATTAATCAGTTGCTGCTTTTCCAGTTCGGCTGCAGCAATCTGTTCCTCATGTGTTGGTGGTGGAATTTCAGACCATGCAGGAAAACCATTTTCTCCAGCGATACGGATTTTTCCTTTCGGCGGTAATCCGGAAAACTCAATATACACTTGCTCATCAACTTCAACAGCATCATCTGGCCATGAGTCAGCTTGAGTGTAATCCTCTTTCATCTCCAGCGGATAGAAAGAGTTTGTAGTCGCGGAATATATGTAATTCATTTTTCACTCCATATAGCTAAATTAACAGCCTAACGCTAAAAATGAAGCGCCGAGGCCAGGAGTACTGGCTCTGGATATAAATTTAACCGGGTCGGGACTAAAACCTGCACAGGCAATATAACCAACAGCCCCGCTATCTGGTGTGTAGTCTTGTGAGACCAAAACACGCAGACATCTGTTTGGAAATGCAATCGGGAAATGGGTTACTACATCCTGTGCAATGCCTGGTGCGCCGATTGAGCCCCACTGAAGAATAAAACCTGATGGTAATTTTTGATATCCAGTACCTGAAACAGAAAGCGTGAAGCTACCCATATCAGGTATCTGATTCGCCCCTGTCCCTACATTCCTTTTAGCCGCTTCTCCCAAACCAACGTTTAAGAAAATGCAGAGGTAACAGCTAACTGGCATCATCTCCGGTTTTTATTCAGGGGGATGATCATGCTTATTGGCTATGTACGCGTGTCAACAAATGACCAGAACACCGATTTGCAACGTAATGCACTGAACTGCGCGGGATGTGAGCAGATTTTTGAGGACAAAATCAGTGGCACTAAGTCCGACAGACCGGGGCTGAAAAAACTACTCAGGACACTATCGGCAGGAGACACGCTGGTTGTCTGGAAGCTGGACAGGTTGGGGCGCAGTATGCGGCATCTTGTTACGCTGATAGAAGAGTTGCGCCAGCG